AGATTCTAAAGATAGACTTAATCACCTGAGCACGGGTCATGTCACGGGTCTCCTTACCGTCAGTAGCATCCTGCACTTCTTTAGTGGTGGATAGCATACCCAAAGAGTCTAGCACAAAAAGGAGCGGTGGGCGATCCTCCTTCTTAATTTTCATAAACTCATCAACCAATTTGATACTCTGAGTACGAAAATCCTGGACCGTAGTCACAGGGACCAGACCAACTCGCTTCACATCAATGCCGCGAGTTTCCATCATGTCCTTAGAAATAGCAGACTCAGACTCAAAGTAAACAACTTCTCCATCAGCATTCTGCTCAAGAAAATTCTTTACAATTGAGAGGGCGAAGAAGGTTTTACCTGTGCTGGACTCCCCTGCGAGGGCAGTGACTTTATTTTGTGGGAGACCACCAAAAATGCTCCCGCTACATAGAGCGTTGAGAATATAAGAACCAGTGTCCACATACGAATCACAATCCCCAGCGGCGATGCCTTCATCAACGATTGATGCAAATTCATTATCTAACTCCTTGATAACTTTGTTAAGAAAACCCATAATTAAGAAAAGAAACTACTTAGTGAACCAGTACGCTCATGCTTCCAACCAATACATTCTAGCACAGACTTGAGAGGTTCTAGGAAGGACTTCTCAAACTGCTTCTGATAATCAATGTACTTATCAAGACCAAATTCTTTTGGAAGCGTGTTGAAGAATGAAATAATATTCTCACCGATAGGATTCGGTGTCTTCAAATAGATGAATTTGATCTTTTCTCCTTCTTGGATAAGAGGAAATCTATTAGTAACCTTATGCTGGCGGAGATAGTGATTATACAATAATGCACCTCGGACAGCAATAGGTGTACCCTTCTTATAAATGTCTGTATAACTTTGGTAATTGCCAAGATTATTACAACCTCGCGGGAATGCAATATCTAGGTAACTTTGTTGACGAGTATCACGTTTGATCTGTGAAATATAATCAATCATGTCATCGTTGTTGCCCTCAATCATAATCTTATATGCTTTGAGAAGTTTGTCCCTGAAGTATGCAGGAGTAGAAGAACGTTGAGTCTCAAGTCCCATGATCTTCATCTTGGGTTCCTTGTAACGAACACCTTCACTATCAAATACATTAAGAATGTATCGCTTCTTAGCAGTCCAGATGCCACGGTTGGCGATGTTCTCTCGCTTCATGACCATCTTCTGCTGGTAAGCATTTACATACTCCGCCAGTTCTTGGTAGCAACTTTCAATATAAGTCTCAAGTTCCACCTTACAGATCTTATCAAGGAAATTGACAACCTTCTCATCAGGCGGCGTTCCTCCTTTGAATACATTCTTAACCAGATCGCCCAGATCAAGATAGATGGAATCAGTATCCACAGCAATAACATAGTCTTTATCACCCGACTTCAAAATTTTATTGAGGTACTCATTCATCTTATTCTCAATCCAACGGATTGACAACTGTCCTGACAGGGTGATTGCCTCAGCATTCTCCAGTCGGAAGTACCTGAAGTATTCGTTACCAATGGCACCATAAGCAGAGTTCAGTTGAATCTTCCGTGCCATCTGAATATTATTAAACTTAGCGATATCCTTGATGAGTTTAGGATCTTTAGTATTCTCATACTCTTGCTTCGCCTTGAGCATCTTCTTCTTGTAGATAGTACGCTCAGTGTAGATCTTCTCCATCAACTTCGGCAAGAATCCTTGCTTCTCTGTAGTAAACAGAGTGCCATTGGGGCAGATAGTAACGCCCTCAAGGGTGCTTGTATCAATCTCACGGTTGAGTAGTTTATCCACGTTGATGCCGCTTACACGGTCATCTAGGAGGGTCTCAGGAGAGATGTTGTACTGCATGATAAGATGCGGGTACAGAGAGTTAAGGTCAAAGTTAACCACCCAGTCATAGATACCAGGCACAGGTTCTTTGACATAAGCACCAGCATACTGCTGATCCTTTGTACTCTCAGTCTTAGGAGGAATGACAATGTTCTCCTGTGTCAGGGCATCATAGATGATACTGTCCCACATACGAACCTGGAAGAATACATCCTCAAAGTTTACCTTTGCGTCATATGCCATAGTGACAGCAAGTTCAATCAACTTCATCTTATCTTCCAACATGTCCACAAGTTCTACGTCATGGATGTTGTACTCAATAAACTTCTGCCAGTTGTTACGATAGAAGTCCTGGAAGTTTTCAAACTCACTGTGGTCCAACTTCTGCTGACCAAGTTCAACAAAAGCAATATGATCCAGACGATATGATTCTTGGTTGGTGTAAGTAAACTTCTGATACAGATCATAATAATCCAGAGTCGCTACACCAATAATGTCGTAGTACAGTTTCTTCTGTCCCTTCACAAACAACTCACGCTCACGCACAGAGTTCCATGGAGACATAGATCTCATGTGCTTAATACTCAGCACACGATCAATGCGGCGACAAATGAATGGCATATCAAAGAACTTGACATTCCATCCAGTGATGATGTCAGGAGTTTTCTGTACCCAATATTCAAGAAACTTACTCAACAGTTCACGTTCATTCTGACAATAAATGTAGTGAACATCATCACGGGAGTTTTCAAACTCACCGCAACCCCAGGTGATAATTCTCTTACTAGTAAAATCTTTTACAGTGATACAAAGAATCTCCTCCCGTGCTTCCTGCACATTAGGAAATCCATTCTCCGATGTAGTCTCAATGTCAAGCGACATGATGTTAAGTTGACTGAAATCATAGTCAACTTCTTTAGGATACTTACTCAGAACATACTGATACAAGTATTTTGTATTACCGTAGATAGTAAAATTATTTACATCCTCGTAAGTCTGAACAAACTCCTTCGCCTCTTTAATGCTACCAAGTTTGACAGGTTCTACATAGTTGCCCTCAAGAGTTTTATATTTACTTTTTTTCTTAGAGGGAACGTAGAGAGTTGGAGAAAAGTCTTCTCTAACTTCAACTCTTTCACCTCCACTAAAACCACGATACAGAACAGTATCGTTGATGATAGCAACATTAGTATAGAAATCCATCAAGCAGTAGCATCACGATATAAGTTTAGCAGACTATCCATGGGGTCAACGATAGTCAAGATATCAGAAGATCTGATTGGAATCTGTTTCTGATAACTCATTGGAACAAAATTCTCAAGTTTCCACTCAGGGGCAAACCCAAGAATACGTTTAGGATTGATGAGAATACAATCAGGATCCTCATCAACACGCTCATCAATCTCCGAGATCAGATACTGCCCCGTCTTCAGCAGTAGCACTTTCACTGTCATTTACTCTAACTCCAATGTTACGAATGTAGTTTTCAATAATAGTTATGGTGGGTTTGCACACAGTGACTACCCAATCATGAGGAACAAAATACTCTTCATCATCAGAGTTTTCAATCCACGGACGGAATACATAAGTTACCTCGGACTCTTCTCCATCCTTTTCTGCAAGAAAAGTTACTCCAGTTTGTTCAACATATACTGGACGAATGAAAACCAGACTGACTGGTTTGTTTGTTTCTTTATCAAATACTTCTCTAACGTCAGCAATGATTTCATCGCCAGACTTCAGCAGAGCAAGTTGAAGCGCCATAAACTCCTAGAATTCAACCCACATCATAGCATGTGGTCAGTCAATTGACAAGCTAGCAACCTTAAGATTTCTAAGATGTTCTGACAGTTTATCTAAGTACCCACGGTTACGAAGTTCTTTGAATACAAGATTCTCTACAGCAAACTCTCCGCCGCGTTGGATGGCAGAAGATCTCATGTCACGCAGTTTCTCTTTAAGTTTCTCAAATGCGTCACGGTCGTCTGCTTTATTATCAATCAAGAAATCAATCTTCTCCATGTAGTGACGAACCTTTCTTACGATATTAGGATCGCCAAGATTAACTTCCTCATATGATGGACGACGCAACCACAGACTATTTACCAGGGAGAAAACGCCCTGACCCGAAGGGGTGGGATCTCTTCTATCTTGGGCATAGAGTTCAACGTCGTGTCCATAAATTTTAATATCGTGGGTGAGAGCCCAGAGTTGTTTCTTGTCTCTAAGGTAATCGTCAATAAGATCAGGGCAGTCAGCAATATCCTCTTTGGAGACAATAAGATGTAAGTCCAAGTCAGAATACTTAGTATAGTTGTAATTGGCATTTCCACCTACCAGAACGACATCAATAATAGCATTGGAAGGAATGTTTGCAAACTCCGCCCACTCGTCAGCAATGCGAAGCAGTCCCTCCCGAACTTCGGGTTTCATTGCCTCACCGACCCAAAACTTAGAGTTCAGTTGATTATTGTATCGGAGAGTAAGTTTTAGATCTCTATATGTTTTCACACTACTGACACGGTTTTAGATATTTATATTACATGATACATTTGAATATTTCGTATCTGTAATCCCAGTGTTTTGCATAGTCACTATTAACTAATCCATTGTTCCTATGAAACACTGTATCAGCATGTGTTCCTGATGGTGTCTTCCAGTCCTCTCCATACAACTGTTCAATGTATAATTCACTTTCAACAGGAACATTGTAAGTGTGTCCTGCCATTTCTTTTTGGACTAATTTGGGAAATGCTGGATTGGCATAAATGTCGCAATACAACTCAGACCATTCTGTTTTGACACTGATCAGATTGCCCTCCATAAAATTTGGAAACAATTCCCGAGTTCTAGTTCTAGTTAAATTATAACTCTCAAAATTGATTGCGTTTAGTTTATCCCACTGAGACAAATGAATCGTAACATCAACATCAGTATCAGTAGGAATTAACTGCCCATCTCTAATACAACCAAGCAGAGTTCCACAATCTAGATAATAATCTATATTGTTCTTTTTCAAAACACTAACA